CCACTTGCTGTAGTTGAAGGACTTTGCTCAGTTCTTCTTTGCATAGAAGCTGTATAGCCTAACTGAAATACCCGAATATCCTGTGCTGGATCATCACTTGTTAAATTCACCTTAAATTGAAAACCTCTTCCTTTATAAGTTCCATTTGTAAAAGTTTGAAAACTAGAGTAAGTAGGAGATCCAGTATTAGGGTTATCTTGTGTAACTCTTACTAACATCTCTGCGTTTACTTCTGTTGCAGTTAAACCTTCAAAGTCTCCTCTTGCATCTAAGTCTGGTATTGAAATCAAATAGATCAGATGGGAAAATGCTTCTGTTAAGAAATGACGTTTAAGATCAAGACTAAATACATCTCCCAAATCTAAAGTAGTACCTCCTGCCGTTCCACCAAACTCATAAGTACCTAATGGTGCAATACCTCCCACATCATCAATAGATGAAACTAAATCAAAATCAGTAATACTATCAAACTGACCTACACCAGTTAAGTTAAGAGAATTTGTTGTAGCGTCAAAAGCAACATTAGTTTTCGTACCTTGAAACTTTGGAACGTCTAAATCTTCTCTTCTTGTCTGAATAAGTTTTGCATCTAAGGTATCTGGTAAATCAATAATTACACTTGCTTCACCATTACTGAATCTACCTCCATCGTCTTGGAATTTAAGAATATACTCTCCTTCAAGTAATGGAACATCAGCACTTGTTGTATTACCAGCTAATGCTTTTACTAAGTCAGTAGCGTTTGAGAATGTTCCCGATCCATCGGTTTTCGTAGAGTGTCTTACATAAACACGACCACCATGAGTAACGTCTAAATCTGTTGCTAAATTCCAACGTAATCTCATCTGCTTATCATTTATCGGTTCACCTGTAAGTCCAGTAACGTCAGCAGGAACAGCAGTTTTACCGATGGTTGTAAAAGTTCTTGTAGCAGCCGTAGCACTAGGTTCTAATGCAGCATTTAAACTGCGAACAGAAACTTCATAAGATCCTACTTTTGTGTTAAATATTTCAAAATCAGGACTACTTGTTGTAGCAGAAACAATATTATTATCATCAAATCTATAATTAACCATATAATTAGAAACACCAGTTACAGGCTGCCATCTAACAATTAATTTAGATACAGGCTGATTATTAATTAGAACAATCACTTCATCTGCTGATAATCCAGTAGGAGGAAGCTTGAGAAGATTTAAAACTGATATTTGTTGTGGAGTTATTGTCTCTCCATCTTCAATAAATGCGTATTTTTCATTTACATAAGCTAAAGCAGAGATCCCGTAATTAACACCATCTCGCTCTTCAACAGACATTACTCTGAATGATTGAGCAGCAACAGTATCATTCTCAAGTAACCAAACAGTATTAGAATTTGGAGTTGTACTAAATGGACTAGAAGAATCAATACTAATTATTTTTCCTGATATTCCAGTTACATTTTTAGTCTCAACTGTTCCATTTGGCATTATCACACTTAATTTAGGATTGTTTTCAGTTGACAAATCAGTAGCATCCGAATCATCTACAGTTATCTGAGTCGTTGTAGCACTAGCAATTCTTCCTCCTCTTCTTACACCTGATCTTGCTGGATCAGCAATGCTGATAATCGTTCCAGGTCTAACAACTATCCCAGATTCCATTGATACAGAAAAGTTTACAGCTTCAGTTTCTCTTTGTTCAGAAAATAATATTGCTTTTGCAAATCTTCTGGCTTGACCTCTACTTGTACAACCTAATGCTTTTACCCTTTTAACATGAAGTCCATATTTACTTCTATAAGCTGCTTCTGCTTCAACTTCTTCAAAATCTAAATCTCTAGTCTCCATATTAAAATACGAGACCGCTACAACAGTACTTCTAGTTTTTAAACTGCTTCCTGTGTAACTGAAACCTTCTGGCCCTACATTAGCTAATGTAAATAAATAACTTGGATCTTTTGGACTATCTTGAGTAAGGAGTAATGCACCCTCAGACCAGATAGGCATACATCTCATTATTCCTGATAAAGTCCTTATAACATCAAATGCTTCAACACTTGTCTGAATATTTATGTTGCAAGCAAATCTAGCTTCTTGTCCTCCAAATCCATCTGACACAAGAGCATTAGAAAATTTGCTGGCGGTTACAAAAGAAAATAAATCTAAATTACTATCAATAATATGATTACCTAATCCATATCTAGTGTTAGTAAGTAAGTCAAGAAGTATCATCGCAGGGCACGTTGTCCATTGAGCAGCACCCATTACGCCATTAAAAATATAACCAGTGGGATATTGTATTCTTCCTGTTTGTAGATCTACAGTTGGAGTACCAGATGAGTTAGCTCCTGCTCCTGGAATCCTTACTTTTACTCCTCTAACTCTAAATTTTCTAGCAGGAATCCTACTAAAAAATTCTGAATCTAAACGTAATCTTGTAAAGGCACTATCAGGATATGTATTTGAATCATCTTCCAATTCTGAAAAAGATTGCCAAATTAAATCTCTTTGTATTCTGTCTGTACTGTTTTCAGATGTTTTTACAAGACGAACATCAACAGGATGAGCACCAGTAAGAGCAATTCTGTATTCTCTATTATAAGCATCTGCGGTTCTACCTCTAATGGTGTCAGAATGAACTGTAGTAAAACCACCGCCATTGTATTGAAGTTGAATATCAAAACTTACTGAAGAACCTGTGATATCACCATCTTCTTCAACAACTTGCAAAAGAGGAACAGTAACAGTAACTTTTACGGCATCTAAATCACTATTATTAGTAAGTTGCCTAGTAATTGGACTGCCATTTGCTACTTCTACTCCAACATTAAAAACAGAAGAACTTCCCGAAACTTTTTCCATTTTAGTTTGGGGATTTGTACCAAAACGTATATCAAGATCTACATTTTGATGATTAAAGTCAACACTTTGAGGATTAGTTGAATCAGCAGTAGAAGCTAAAATTGGAGTATTGTCTAAAAAAATATCTTTCTTTGCAGCATTTTTATATGCAGTAGTACCTTTGGTTCGGCCTTCTTTGGATGGACTAGAAAAACCTTCTATTTCACCTTCAGAAATGAGATCGAGTAAGGTAGCAAACTGTTTACTATGTAAATTATCTTCAGCAATAGTCGGTGGATCACCACCGCCACCTTTACCGCCACCACCGCCAGATCCAGCAATAAACTTGTTATCTTCAATCATACCTGTACCGCTTCTGTATCTACATCACCACTTATAACAACTGAACCTGTAAATATCTCTCCATAAACAATAGGAACTGGAGTACCAGCCCTTGCTGTATTTTGCGTACCAGCAAAGTTAAATGATATTTGTGGATTATCTTCAAACTCAGGATTTTGAGTTGGGTATAACATTTCACCAACACCTTGAAGCACTAAACCAGCACCAATCGCACTTAGTCCCGTACCAATAGCTGTTCCAAGTAATACACCTGTTGAGGAAACACCAACAACACCAGCAGTACCAGCACCAAATAATCCAGTAGTTCCAAATAATCCTGCTCCTGGGAAGAAAAATGACGCACCGATTAAAGCAGCACCTAATAAAAACCGACCAAAACCATCTCCTGCTCCTGATATTACAGGAATAATATGAATATCTTGTTGACCTATAGGAAAATTTAGTTCATCTTCATTAATTTCATAATTACCAATTTTTACCTGATAATGTTTGGGATTCATATAGGCTTCAACTTCTGGAAAATTATTTACTAAAAAACTAATAGCTTGAGGGAGACTATGCACTTTAATTTCAAATTCTTTATGACCAATAAACTTAGCCAACTCTCCGTATAATTTTAATTTACGCAACATAACGCAACCTCTTTCCTGTACATTTTAGTAACCAAGGTGAGTATGGTTCTTTACAACTAAGTCTACCTGTTAAATGATGTAAAACATCTCCATCTACAAAAATAGCCACATGATTTAAACCAGCATCTAACATAGACATAAATAATAAATCACCATTCTCAAGTTTCTCATTTGGTTCTAACTCTCTAAATCCAGTAGCTTCAGCACATCTTTCAAACATAGGATCTTTAATAAACTCTTCTGGTGTTGAAGGTCTTTTCCAATCTCTTAGCTCAATACCTCTTTCTTCTTTATACCAATCTCTTACTAATGACCAGCAATCAGTTATACCCCAAACCCATTCTCTTCCGATAATCGGAGCTTTATATCCTTTTGGTTCGCAATATCCCCATTGTTCTGTCTTAGGGTTAACAATATACCAAGGTAGATTTGATCTTTCACAACTAACTAAATCTGCTTGGCTAGGAGTTGGAGGTGTAATTGGATGACTATGAACAATAGCAGTTATCTCGCCTGTATTATCTGCTCTTACATAATCTTCTGGATCAATAATAAAACATTGATATTTAGTCATAGATAAATTACGACAAGGATAATATCTTTCTTTTCCTTTGATATTTAACAATAAACCACAACATTCTTTAGGATCTTCAACTTTTGCATGACTGAGAGCAGCTTCTTTCCAATCACTCATGGCATAAACGTACCGATAGAAGGAAATAATTCTTTTGTGCAAACTCTTAATGGGATTCTTATGTTTGCTAAATCAAATGAAGCAGCTAATTCAAACTGCACAACTGCTCTATTTTCTGCTGATTTCCTATCTATTTTATAAATTTCCTGTGGATATTCTGCTGTAGGATCTGGTGTTCCGTAAGGATTTGATTGACTTGTAGTAGTTGTAGATGTTGTTTGCTGGATCGTATTTGGGTTATTCATTGTGATTGTATTACCCATATTATTTCCATGACTTGTGCAATAATATCTCAAATCGTTAGGAGCAGTTGGATATGCTGGTTGATAAGTTACAGTTGCATCTGTTCCAAGCGTTCCATTATTAGTTGTTGTTTGCTGTCCTCCAGCATCAGATTTAATTCTCAAAGGATGTCCAACATTAGAACTATGAGATTGATTGAAGATATAAGTTGAACCACGTTTCATCGTTATAACTGGTTTTTGAACCCCATTCAAAGCAAAAACATTATTACCTCCAGAATCTTGGACTACTGTGACAGTATATGTGACAGTTTCAGCGTCAGAAGGGTCAGCTACAGTTTGAGTTGAAGTAGTTGTTGTCGCAACGGGGTCAAAATTTGCAGCATCCAAAAATCTGGCTAAAGTTGTTCTCCTTTTTACAATCGCACCAGTAAGATCATTTCCAGGGGTTACTTGGTTTACGTTTAACAAGATCGCAGTAATTACATTAGTGACATTACTGATCGTTAATGTAGGTCTAGGTAGCTGACCATTTGCATATTTAAAACCTTCAGCTTCCATTGGAATTGCAATATAAGTATTCCCATCCCAAATAATATTTCCGTTATTTATTTCATTTGTACCAGCATGAAATCTATATGTAGTAGCAGATCCATGCAAAGCTGCGTCTGTTGTTAGTTCAAATAACTCTATAAGTGACCCAGGATTTATTGCTTGGGTTTCAGATATAGGATTTGCCATTAGGGTTCAAATACTTGTGTAAATGTTGCGTTTATCCTATTTCTATCAAAACTAAATACTTCCTTAGTAAAAGAAGGACATATCCATTTGAAAGTAGTAGTTGAATCTGGAGGAGACCAATCAAAAGAAGCACCATCAACTTTTCTTGCTTCTAAAAATGTTTCAATTTCAGTTGCATCTTCATTATCAACATTAAATGTCAAAGTCCATTGTTTTGCTTTTTGATTTATGCCGAAAGTAAATCTTTGCTGATACCCGTCACCAAACTGAACTGTTCTGGTATTGGTAATATCAGTTTTATTGGCAGAAAAAACAGGATTATAACTAGGAAAAGTAGCCATTATCTTAATAAACCTCCAGGCCGTCTTTGTTTTAATAATTCCGATTGTATCGCTGCTGAGATAGCTCTGCCAAGTTCTTTACTTTGCTGTGCATCACCTTGAACAGATGATCCAGAAGCATCTACATTTACACTTATATTTGTACTGCCACCTAATTTATCATTAGGAACAATAGTACCAGTTCTTTTGGGTACAAATAATTCTGGGCCTTTTTCTCCTACAAGAGATGCTTTACCTGTTGGAGGTCGGCCACCTCTAGCAAACTTCAACATGGGTAGGCCACCAAAAATACCAGGGGCAAAACTTCCTAAAATAGTGTTTACACCAAGTTTTACTAAAGTATTAGCCAAATCATTTAATATGTTTTTAGCAGCTTCACCTAAAGTTTTTGTTTGTAATATTGCAGCACTTATATTGTCAGTAACACCAGAAGCAATAGTTTCTCCTACTAATTCAAAATTAGTTTTCATTTTTTCTGAAATATTAAACAATTTTTCTCCAAGAATTATTCTTGCAGCATCTATATCTTGTATTGCTTGTTTGGTTAACAACATTTCTTCTTCTACAGATTTTGCTGCTCTTAAATCTTCACCTAGCTGGAATTGAATACCAAGTTTTGTTTTTTCAAATTCTAATCTAGCTGCAAGTTGTTCATCTTCTGCTCTATTCGCACCAACAATTTTTTTATTTATTCCATTTATAGAAGTTGTAAAGTTCAATCGTCTTTCTAACTTACTATTTATTGATGCCTCTTTTTGATCAATTATTGTAAGTTGATCGTTTACATCCTTTAAATCTAAACTTAATTTTTCATCAAATTTTTCATTTATATCTCTTCTTAGCTTTATATTCCTAACTCCTTTTAATTCATCTTTTCTAGCTAAACTATTTTGAAGACGAATAAGATCTTTATCTAGTTCTAAATTTTTTCTTTGAGCATCAAAAGTTCTAGCATCATCTCCAATAGTTTTTTGTTGCTTAATGGTTAATTCAGTACGAAGAGCATCTGCTGCCAAATCAACTTCTCTTCTTAATTGTCTGGTTCTACCTATTGCTTCTTGTATTCTTTTATTAAATCTTTCAAAAAACTCATCAACAACAGGTAAATCTGGAATTAAATTTCTTAATCCAGTAGCTAAAGTATTAAAACCTCTAAAGAATAGAGAAACTCCAGCAGATAAAGCTCCTACTGCTGTTAATAATGGACCACCAATAATTGCTAAAGTTGTACCAGCACTATTAACAAGCTCACTAAATCCTGCATTAAGAAGTTGCACTTGTCTATTAATATCTCTTTGAACATCAGCATTAGCACCAGTTCTTTTAAATACCTGATCAGCTAAAATTGCTCTTGCTCTATCTGCTTGTCCTAGTTCTTTAAGGAGTTCAACTTGTGCTCTTAGTTCTCCACTAATAATAATGCTTTGTTCTTCAAGTTTCTCAAAACTTATTTGATCTACTGCATCTCCTAATGCATTTGCTCTTTTTATTAGAGTTTCAATTTGTTGTCCAACCGCACTTCCAAAAATTTGTGCTCCAAATTCTTCACCAGGCTTGGCAAGAAAACTACCAGCTAACGATCCACCAATAGAACCTATTCCACCACCAAATAACAGAGGGAAACCAGCACCTAATAATCTACCTTGTCTTTGTTGTTTAGCAGTTCTTTCTCTATCTCTTATATTTTTTCTACGCTGTTTAAATAAATCCATTTCAAGCTGTTTTTGTTTTGACATCTCTTGTGTAACTTTTTTTTCAACTTGTAATTTTTTATCAGTTTGAGTTTTTACTGGTTTTGTTCTATCTAATTGCTTATTAACATTGGCTATTGCTACTTCTAATTCTTTATATTCTTTACTACCTATCTCGACAAGACTTATTATTCTTTCGAGTTCCATTTTATAGTTATTAAGAGCAGCAGTAGTTTTTGGAATTGTATTTCCAATTTTCAATACCTCTGTTAATTGTTTACCAATTCCTGCACTAGATCCTTTAACTAATTTTGCGTTTGTTTGATATAAATTTTGTAATGACTTAAGACGTTCTAATTCTGCTTTTAATAATTGACGAGAAGCATTTTCTCCTGCGGTTAATGCCTGTGTAAATTGCTGACTACCAGCTTTTGCACTATTAGCTACACTCCGAAATGTTGCTAATTGAGAGTTTAAACCTCCAATAGTTTTTGAAAAACCTGTGACCTTACCAGTTTGTCCAAATGTTGCTAATGTTTCACTTAAAGTTTGTTTTAAGGCATTAATTTGATTTCTAAATGCTTCAGTACCACCTCTTTGTTTTTGAAAGATATCTGGTACTGGTTTTAAACCTCTTATTAAGCCATTAATTCTATTAACTTTAGCTACAACGCTATCTATCTTCTTCTCGCCATTTACACGCAGATCAATAACAGCAGAGTAACTGGCCATTAAAATTTATAAACTTACTTTATTCTAACTTATCTCCTTCTTTTTGCCTTTTCAAATGATTTTTCTTGTTCTTCATTAATTATCAAAAAATAAGCACTCCAGCCTATAAGTTCTTCCATTGTCATAGTCTTAATTTCATATAAACTTTTACCTAATTCTTTTGCAACACCAAACTGCAACATCATAAGATTATCTCTTTTCAGTTGGGCAGCTAATTCTTTGGGTCAGGCAAATCCTCTTCTTCACTAATAACTGAAAGCATTAGAGCTTGTAAGTCCTTATCTTTTACTTCATTTTTTAAGATATCTATTTCTCCAGATTTAAATAATCTCATTCCATTTTCATCTTGTGCTTTAGTAAGCAGTAATTGTAAAGCAAAAGCATTAGCATCATCACTTTTGGCTTGTCTTTGTGCTCTTTCTCTTTCTGCCATTGTTAATGGTGTTACATACATTTCAAAAACAGAACCATCAGATAATGTAACTTCTTTTTTTACAGGTTCAAGATTTGCAGCTTTTTTTAGTCTGTCCAATGCAGATAAATTACTTGCCATGAATAAAAACAATATAATATTTATATTATTCTAATATAAAAAATAAAAAAACCCCAGATTTTCTGAGGTTCGTTAAGTTATGCTAATTTAATTAAGCTGTTTTAGATAAATCGAATGTAGGAGCAGCACTAGGTCTAAAGGCTATCTCTACAACCTGTCCGTCATCTGGGTTAACGTTAAAACTTGCAGAAGTAAGAATAATATCTGCCAAGATTGATCTACTTGCGTTTTGATCTACGTTAGCACCACTCATCTGACGATCAATATACAATCTTACCTTTGCACCAGCTTGCTGACGTTGGATAACGTCTTCAACCATTCTACTGGATAAAAGTGTGTCATCATCTGTTGAATAAACACTAGCAGAGCCACTACCATCAGCAAAACCTGAGATGAAAGTTCTAAATGGTGCGGTTTGAGTAACAGTTTGACCAATACTTGTTACGTCAATTTCTGCTCTGGTTATCTCAAAACTCCACTCTCTTACAGATCCAACAACTAATGGTGCTGTAAATGTAATGCTTGCAAATGTTCCAGCAACGAAAGTAGGAGATGCCGAAGCTGTTACTGCTGCTCCTCCTGCTGTTGAAGAAACTGTCATAATACCAGTTGAAGCATCATAAGTTTTTACAAAATAATCTGCTGCTGGAATACAGTTAGTTACTGTAGATCCTGCTGGATATGCAAGTGTTACTGTGTCATTCACTCTGTAACCTAACTGAGATCCAACAGTGATGTTTCCTCCTGATGAAGGAAAAGCTGCTGCTGTAAGAGTTGTTACGCTTGTACCAGCAGGAGAATAATATAACGCTCCCGAAGTACCCGATAGAACTGTAGCCATGATTAATAATTCTAAGGTTTGAACATACGGGTACTACCCGATATGTCTCTAGGATAGCGTAGATTTGTTAAAAGATTCAAGAAATTACTGTAGCTTGAAAATTTGTTTCTAATCTTGAAATAAAATATGGTCTATCTTCTTGAAAAGTAGGGCCAACAACAACTCCTGTTCTGACATAAACTCCACTTGTAGGTTGCCCAGTATTATTTATAGTTTCAATAGTACTAAAAGCAGTATTAATTAAAGTCTGATTTCTTGCTGGCCCTTTTCCCTTCTCAGAAAATGCTCGAACAACAACGATTCCTCTAACCTGATCAAAACTTTTTGTTAAAGAACTCTGTGTAGTATCTCCAAATTGAACATTAACATTAACAAATTCATCTACAGAATCAGCCATAGCATTACTGTAATTATCAAAAAATATTGGAATTGCTGGTGATAATGCACCATAGGCAGTCGCTAACTGAGATTCAAAGATAGTTCTAATAGATTGATAATTCATATTTTAAATCCTAATTTTACTCCTCTAAATAAAGCACGTTCAATACCACCAGTTTGTACATAATTACTGTACCAATCTAATTCAGCAGTACTTTTTGCCTGTCCATCACCAGAACTAATTTGTCCTCTAAATGTTAACCCACCACCTCTCTTTCCTTCTTTTACAGGTGATTTGACAGGAGGAATTGGATTACCTTCAGCATCTACATCTGGTCTAAACGTACCAACTTCTAAATCCAATGCGTATTGTGCATAAGGTTGAGTATTTTCAATAATAAATTTAGTTTTACGTCTTATCTCTCTTTTTGTTACAGGTAACTCTGCAATATTAGATAAACTATAAGGATAGCTACCTTCACCACCTCCTCTTGCCCCAGGAGCTTTTGCAACTGCAACCCAACTATTTTTAAATGTTCCTGTATATGCTGGCCCTTTCTTTGCTAAATCATTCATTATTTCTACAGCACAATTTCTTGCAAGTTCATTAATAGAAGTTCTTACAATATCAGAAAAATCTGTTAAATCATTTACGATTGATGGTTGTTTTCTTCTTCCCATTATTGAGGTTTAGCAATAACTGTATGTAGTATAGGATTATTACCTCTCGATGTATTAATACTAATAATTCTTGCAACTTTAGTTTCACCATTTTCAGTATATTGAATACGATCTCTAATATTTGGAAAATAAGTTCCTAATTCTTTATTGCCAAAAATAAATTTTAAACTAGAAGTTTGATCTTTTCCTTCATATACAGTTGCATCTACAGAGCTAATTATTGCCTTAACAGAAACATTAGTATCTGAACCACTTACCTCTCCTGTAGAAGTATTATAAGTTTGCGATGTAGCAGTTTTAATGTAAGTAACATCAATACCAAAACTATTTAATAACTGTTCTGGTAATCCTTTAAATGTACTATCAATTAAAGACATACTATCCTCTTACTACCCTCATTTGGAAAGATCCTGCTCCACCAAGCATATACGCTCCAAGATAACTTTGTAACCAAGGATAAACATCCATAATATTGTTAACAGAACCAGTGCCTTGAGTATTAGTATTGTATTTAACTTCTAAATCTCCTAGTTTTGCTTCTGCTATATTTCCATTTGTTCCTACATTTCCTGTCATTGCATCGGTATCATTTGCCAAAGCTCTAGCTAGTTCATACTGTGCATACTTTATGTTTAACGGAATCTTGCTACAAGCTAGTTCTACACCATCTACTTGATAATTATTTCTTGGAAACTTTAATGCCTGTCCATCATCACATCTATCACCATAGTAAACAAAGCTATCAATCCATCTGGTAGCTGCTATTAATGATCTATTCTTTTGATCGTCAGTTTTATTATCCCAAGTTGTTGAATCTGGAACTGTTTCAAAATAACTATTAGCTTCAGTCAATGTGACATAGCTATTAGCATTTTCTCCTTTAATAGTTGCATTTATGGTAGCTGCCACGATTGATAAAGTAATTTAGTTTTATTGTAGCGTAAAGAAAAAACCCCACCAATAATTGATGAGGTTTAATGACCACCAGTTTAATACTATTAAGAAATATTAGATGTATCAAGTGGTGAGTTAACAATGATCTCAACCATAGGGATTAGGTCTGCATCATATGTAATTGCCCAGTTGTTTGAATTACCTAACTGTGCGTTAGTTGGGTTGTCAGTAGCAGATGTCCACTTAGTTCCCATAACGTGATAAGCACTGTGGTAGTCAACAGACATAACATCTTGCTTAGATAAGATGTTTCTATCTGATTCAATACTTAGAGGAGATTGCTCACCTTCAAGAATTGTTCCTGACTTAATTAAGAAGCAACGGAACTCAGTCTGATGACCAGAAGAACCAGGAGCAACTGTATTAACTTGAGAATCAATAACAACATTCATACCAGCAAATTGACCGATACTTCTGTCAGTTACACCAACTCCACCGCCACCCCAAGTTACTGCACCACCAGTTGATAGAGCAGATGTTGAGAATGTAAGTAAACCTACTTGATATAAGTAGTAAGCAACAGATGGATGAACAACTAGAGTATCTAGCTCTTCGCCTCTTTCTCCAAGAAGTGATCTTCCTCTTGCAACTGTAGAAGCTGTTAAGAAGTTTGCTTCAACAGCACTTGTACCAGCTTTTGCTACGTCAAGTGAGTTTGCACCTAAAGGACCAGTACCAGAAGCAAATAAACCATCTAATAGACTAAATAGTCTTGCAGAGTTTAGCTTGTTGATAGCATCTGCGATTTGGTTTCTGATGTGACCCATTGGATCTTCACCAGCAGCCAATACAGCTACATCATCAACAGCATACGCAAAACCTCTATGACAGATAGTTGCGATCTGTGTTCCTGTACCAATCTTTTGTGGTGTCAAATAACCAGAGTTACTTGTACCCCATGTTGCTGTACCATCTAAGATTTCCTCAGTTGGAGCGATTGGGTTAAATTCTGGAACTTGTATTCTTGTTCCACCTTCTGATGCGTCAAGAAGTGCGTTACGCACAACAGCACCAGATTTGATAAATGCACTACGTTCCTTGATAGCTTCGGAAACATATGTGCTGAGATTATTTCTCTTAACGATATCCGCTAATAGGACACCGCCAGAGTAATTCTGAAACGGAGCAGCCATTCAGATTACCTATAAAAAGTTTTTTGCGATACCCTAATCACAGATAAGGGGATTAGTTTCACAGAAACTAACTATTTTTGAGCCTCTTGCTTGAGCACTGCTGCAAGCTGTGGGTCTTGTTCTGATATTAGCATTTGTTGAGTCAGGTTGCCCGTTTTCCAAGGGTTTACTTGACCTCCAGAAGCATTTGCTACAGGACTTGGTTTTGCACCCATTCCAGCAGCACTACTAGGCTTGAAATGATGTTCCCAACCACTTCCAGGATTCTTAAGACTTGAAAGATAAGTATTTAAATCTTGTTCAACTCCACCATTAAGAACAACGACATTACCTTCAGCATTTTTTTGTAACTTGTTTTGTAATAAAGCCAAAGTTTGTTCAGCATTTATAGCACCAAGATTACTGATAGCTGCTAACGCTT